AGTTTCACCGCCATCATTGGAAACCCCTATAGCATTACTGGTTAGCTTTATCACAACTTTTGATTCTTCTAGTAATGGTTTATCGTGCAAATAAGTAATAACGCTTTTATCTTCAAGCACCTCAAGAGTTTCAAAAAGTCCCTCTGAATTAGCCAGCGCATTTTCAAGTTTTTTAACAGCTTGTTCTCTGGCTGTTTTTTCGTTTTCAATGATTTTTTTAGCAGCTATTAATGTTTTATCAGCAGATGATAAAAATTTGCTACTCCCTCTTATTGGATTTTCGGCTTTTGTTTTTACATCTGTTGTTCCGTTCAGCCTGCTTGATACATCGGTAATTGGCGTTATATACTTATTTTCTTTTCTGTCGTAAGTAAAAGCCATATCTCCAAATTCTGTTAACGGGTTGTAAATCAGACTTCCCTCCATGCTCCGGAATGATTTCCCGATTAGATTACCTCCGATCCAACCAGCTACAGTTCCAAGATCGGCATCACTAAGCAAATCATTCTCTAATTCCAGGACGTACCCATCTTTTCCGTACATGGCATCTGATTCCGTATTTTTTACCTTGATTCCGGTTATTACGATATCGTCGCTTGAGAGAGTCGGCGAAGAAAGATAATCTCTCAACCTGGTAGGATTTCCAACTCCTTCTTTTAATGTGAGATATCCATCACTATCTAAATACCAGTTTCCGGCATTTGGAGAAATAAATCCATCGGAATCTGCGCTTGATCCACTTCCAAATACAAGATATCCATCAGCCTCAACCGTTGCTCCGTAATCTACTGATACAGAATCGAAATCCCATTTGATCAACTGTAAATTACCATTTACATCCACCCTTGCATTAGCCGAATCTAACATAGCTACCCAGCCGATCAGCTGCCGGAAGGTAATTCCATCTGGAATACTGTTGATTGCCACGTCTCCGTGCTCCATGGAAGAAAAACCCATAGAGATTCCAATATTTTCACAAGTATCCCGGAGTAATGTAAAAGCTGACTGTGGAAGCACAAGGTTGCTTGTGTAAGGCGCATTAGCTTTATACATATCATCTAGTGCTGTGAATTCAAGGACTTCACCGTACTGTTCAGGAGCTGTAATGGTGTAGGTTCCTTTTTTTATGGTTTCCACAACGCTATCAGTTACTTGCATTTTGAGGTAGGCGGTTAATTTTGCTTTGTAAAAGTAGTAATCCTTCCACTGGTCCTCTGTGTTATCCAGGCTCAGTGTCATGGACTTGCATATTGTGGTTCCAATCGGAAAGCTGCTGCTTTCGGCGCAGTCCGTGAAGGTTCCTCCACCTACCAGGATTTCACTGTCTAAGGTTTTTTTTCTTCCATCAGCAAAGGCGATATCCACTATTTCATATAGTATTTTGCCTTCTGCAAGTGCATTTTTAAATGCTTTAGATGCATTAATCAAGTGGATTCACCCCCTGCATATTGAATGATATTTCAGAATAATATTCTCCTACTTGAGCTATATTATATTGCATTTTCCCAACATAAAACTGTTCTGAACGCCATTCGTTTTTGTGCGCTAACCAGTGATACAACATAAATGGTTCTCCTTTAATGATTGCGTTCACGAGATTAGTTGATTTCTCATCAACGCGAACATTTGTGGCTTTATAGCTATATTGCATAACTGTATAAAGTGGTACTATTATTGCTCTTCCATACTGTGTACGGTTACTTCCTTCTGAATATGTAGTTTCGAATTTACACTGCATATCCTTATCTGGCTGAGGGATGAGAAGCCCATTTATTTTATATCTATCAGTTATTGATTTGCTTATCGAAAATGCCACGTTCTCACCCCCCCCTATGCCAGTTCAAACGGATTTGTACCGCTTGCATCACGCCTTAACTTTGCTTCATCAATCATCTCATCAAATATTGTTCTGCGGTTCAACTGCGCTGTGAATCTGTAATTTCCTCCACTACTCTGATTTCCGCCGGTTTCCTCTCTCACGATCTGTCTTAACAGGTCTTCTGGTGCTTCCAGGTTCCGTCCGTTCTTCTGGTCTCCCAGGACAGCCAAGAACTCGCTTCGTGGTGGAATTACGGCGCCGGATGCAAGGTATGGTATTGTAGGAACTCTTGGGAAATTAGCTGTAAATCCAATTGTCCTTGATCCAAACGGAGTTGGAACCTTCCACGGTCCAAATGTAAATGCTGATTCAATGCCGCCGATTGCACTGTTTACAGTTCCAATAGCGCTGTTTGCAATTCCGATCACTTTGTTTAATATATCTTTGATAGTATCGCGTATACCTTCAAAAACTCTTACAACTGTATCTCTGGCACTTGTAAATTTATCAACGATTGCATCATGAATAGCATTTACTTTTCTGTCAACAAATGTTGTTATACTTTCCCATATAGATGACGTTTTTTCTGATACAGAATCCCAAATTCTTGTAATTTTAGACTTTATTCCATCAAATACTGTCGAGACTGTAGTTTTTATTGCTTCCCACGTATTAGACAGCCATGTTTTTATAGCATTCCATATTGTAACAGTAACTGTTTTTATTGCGTTCCAAGAAAGAGAAATGATACTTTTTATTATTGTTAATGCGGTTTCCACTATTCCCTTAATAGCTTCCCAGGCTCCAGATATAATATCTTTTATAAGGTTCCATACACCTCTTGCAATTTCTTTGATTCCGTTCCATGCCAGTTCCCAATCTCCTGTAAAAACTCCTTTCAGAAAATCAATAACTCCGCTCAGAACATCTAATACATCTCCAATAATTTTAATAACGGATTTTATTGCTTCTATAACAGTGCTACCAATTACATTTGCCACGTCTGCTATTACTGGAATTGCATTCGATATAATCCAGCTAATTATTGGGACTAAAATATTTTCCCAAAGCTCTTTTAAGATATCTATTAATTTGCCAAGAAACGTTTGGACCTTTACAAACATTTCTCCCAATTCCCCATCCATAAGCTCTTTTATTTTAGAAGCCAAACCTTGCAGAACCGGTAGAATATATGTGTTATATCCATCTATTAAAGTTCCAAAAATGGTTGAAAGTCCATTAGCTATTGAATCGAAAAAAGGTTTTAAATGCTCATCGTATAATGTGGTCACCAAATCAGAAAGATTTTGAATAACTGTCGATAATCCATCGGTTATTATTTCGATAGCCCCAAGTGTTCCTTCGACTGCGCTTTTTAATATATCCTTATTATCAATGAACGGCTGTGCGATCATATTCAGCATATCTCTTCCAAGTCTTGCACATAATCCCATAGCAGTCATTGAGATATTTGAGAATATCCCTATGATATTGGCTGTTATCTGCTGCGCAATTTCTCCACCAAATGCAGAAAACACCTCTGCTAGAGCGGATGAAAAATTTCCTTCAATTTGAGCAACCTCAGATCCAATATCAAACATATCAATTAAATATGTTTTTATTCTACTGGTGTTTTGCTTTAGAAATTTTTCTATTCCTCCAATAAGATTTTGAGCAATTGTTATTCCAATCCTCAAAAAAGATCCAGATACTCTTCCAATGGAATAGGCAAATGTATCTAAAAAATCACTTGCCGCTCCAATTACTTCTGGATCAGTAAATATATTCTGCAAGGATTTCCCGATAGAGTTAATATTTTCCTTAATATCATCAAAAATCGGTTTGTAATCGCCTAGTCCATCCCAGAATCCTTTTGATAGCAATTTGGCTAATTTTTTAAACTTCTTTATTATGGAATCAAGCGGCTTGGACATTTTTTTAATAGTCGTTTCGCCTTCTGCAAGTTTACCGTAATCCACATTATTTACTGCACCGGATAATCCTCCAGAAGCTCCACCGCTTCCACCAGATGAATATGGCGTGTATGATGAGTCACTACCTGTAGATGTGACTTTATGTATTTCGTCCAATGAAGAAAGATAATTTTTTGTTTCTTTATTTGCCTTTTTCGTTGCCTTAGCATTATCGTTTGTGGCATCTGCAAGTTGCTCAGCATTATTCGCCGCGCTACCATAAACATCCGCCGTGTCTGCGATCGCGTCTGTTCCAGCAAGACCTGCTCCACTTCCGCTTGTCTGGCCAGACGATTTCTTACCAGTAATAAGCTCCGTGAATGACTTGAACGCATTCGCCAGAGTTGCCAGTTTACCAAGCAGAATATTAATAACTTTCAGAACAGGTGTGAAAATATTAATCAATCCCTGTCCGACTGTTGCCTTGAGAGATTGCAGCTGTAACTGCATCACTCGCACCTGGTTCGCCCAGCTGTCTGATGTTCGGATAAAGTCTCCAGATGCCGCAGAAAGCTGTTGCGTTACGAATTTTAATCGAAGTGCAACTTTCTCCTGTTCGGTCATGGCAGATGTGGTTTTTCCGTAGCCATTAGCCAGTGCGTACTGATCAAGTGCCGTCTGGGTCATTACCACGCCGAGGTCCTTGAGCGTTTCCGTTTCACCCGTAAACACTGATTTCAGCTTGATATAAGCCAAGTCCTGGCTAATGTTGTAGAACGATGCCACATCACCAGTTAGCTGTGTCAGAGCCGTTGACATGTCGTAAGCTTGTGATTCTGAGAATCCGAACGACTTAGACATTGCTCCGAACGTTCCAACATACCTTTTTGCCATTGTCTCTGATAGTCCGGCAGAGGTCATAGCATTCTTTGCAAATTCGTTTACCTTGTCAGACATGGTTGTGAATGTAACATCAACCACGTTCTGCACTTCTGCAAGGTCGGAACCAAGTTCTATAGACTCTTTACCAAACTGAATTAGCTTGCCAACAGCAAACGCCGAGCCAATTAGTAAAGCTATCCCTTTCAACTTAGACGAAGCAGAGCTAGCTACATTACTAAAGCCAGTTGAATATCATCGGACGTTTTCTTAGATTGATTTCCAATTCCACGGATATGTTTTTTTACTCTTGCTGTTGAACCAGAACTGCTTCTTTCAATATGGCTCCATGCAGTAGCAAAAGCCTCACTTGCAGAGTATCCCTCTTTTCTATATATAGAAGCGATTAATGCAGCTTTTTGTTTTGCGCTTTTTGAAGTATCTTCTAATATTGCATTTATTTTTGCATTTTCAGTTTTTACAACTTTTACTGTATCAACAGATGATTTAGAAAAAAAAGATGTAATATTGCTAGAAATTTGCTTTACTTTTCCACTCAGTGCATCAAATGACTGTTTTATATCATATACACCGTTTTTTATATTTGATGTATCAATTCTGGTATCAATAATGACTGAGCCATCAGCAGCCATACATTCACCTCCTAACTATTTGAGGTTAAGCATCTCGTTAAGCTTATCTTTATAAGCCTGTTCCTCTTCAGAGAGACGCGTTTTTATATCAATAATGTTCTTGTTTTCTTGATAGAATTTCTTTTCCCATTTATCGAGTTTTTCGCCCTTTGCCTTTTTTGAACGAATTCCAACCACGGTATTAAAAAGGCATTCACCAGATTCCATGAAATATCCGAAAAACGTCCACCAGTGCATATACGGTACGGCTCTGATTTCTTTACCGGCAACCTTGTTTACCGCAGGAACGATCATGTCTCCATCCTGTTCCCAGTCCATTAAACGTGGTTTGGGCTTGTTCGGATCAGTATCGGATTGTCCACAGTCAATAAACTCGCAAGCTTTCCGACAAGCTTCTGCAAGATGTTCTGATGGTATGCTTTGCCAATCCTCGAACAGAATCTGCAACATAACAACTGCTTTTGCCTGTTCATCTAACTCTGGATCATTCTGCGCAATGAGAATATCAATGATTGCTCGAAAATCAGTTCTAATAGAAAAATCCACCCCACTTATGTTTAGTGAGGTGGGAAGCTCATAGGCGGTCATTTTGTATACTTCTCCGTATACTTATTGACTGCTGCCTGCATTTTCTTTTTCCTCTTTTCGATTTCCGGTGCGATTGCTCCTGCGATTTTATCCAGAACAATATAAGCAAATACCTGACCATTACCGAATACAGTTGTTGCGGTAATTGGTTCCTTGAACAGATCTTTGGATGCCTCATATCCAAGTAAATAATTGATTTTATCCTCGATCTGTTTATTCAGTTCTGCCATCTCTTTACCGGAAGTGACTTTCTGAATGGAATCTTTGAGCTGCTCAAAATATTCTGTCAGTTCTTCTGCGCGTGCTGCTACATTGATATCCGTCGGGTTCAGTTTGAAAGAAGAAAAAACTTCGTCTTCGTTATTTGTGAATGTAAAAATGAGAATTCCATCATCAATTTTTGTATTAATTACTTTTGCCATTTGGCGTGTCCTCCTTGTACATGTGTTTATTCACTGTCGGCTGTGAATGTACCGGAACTGATATCAAATTTTCCTTTTACACGCTCACCAACGTAGTTCACAGTAAACGGAATCTGATAGCCGGATGTATCACCGCCATAGGAAGTCGGTACAACGTAGCAGTCCTGCTGGTATGCTTCATACTTGCCTGCCGTGGCTTCTGTCCAAAGGTGGACCTCAACTGCTTTTGTTTTGAGGTTATCGTCTTTGAGACGTCCGTCTACAATCTTCTGCAATGCTGCAAACAGATCAGAAGTAGTGTCTGCATAAAACGGATCAGCGTCGGAAGAAACTTCGTAGCCGTTATGCTTGAATGTGGATTCTCCAAGAATGTTTTTAGATGTTTCAGTATCCGGATTGAGTTCTACGTTATACTCTTCCAGATCTTTTCCAAGACGCTCATATTTCGGCGTCAGACCTCCACAGAGAGAACCTGCATCGATATAATGAGCCATGTATTTACGGTCAATTTTGCCTGTAACTGCCATAGAAATGTCCTTTCTGCCTATAACTTTTAAAAGGCTGTGTAGGTTAGCGACTATCTCCAATTGATAGCCGGTTAATTGCTATATTTAATTGTCTGGCAGGCGTCGCGGCTCCTGCATCTCTTTTAACCATAACGGCCAAATCACCGCCATGGTGCGTGGTTGCAACGAAATTTACCACCTCAGACATGTATTACCATTTTTCCCAGTCATATTCATATTTGACTGTGATCGGAAGCAACCAGTCCTGTACACCGTTTTCCTGCGGCTCTGTGCCGTAGGAATTATCGCGAATGATGCGTTTTATCACTCGTCCTCTGGAAAGCTCTGGAAACGCGGATAAGCGCGTCTCAGTGCCATCTACTGTGACTGGTTCCCGGCAAATCCACTTGCCAAGGTTGTCCAGAAACTTCTGAACAGATAGCTTCTGGCGCTCCTTTTCGGAAGCTGTGCGATATACCACGATAAATGGATACTGGCACACCTGGTGCATCGTTCCGCATACATCCTCTTTTTCTGAATAGATTAATGCTCCGGTATCCGCAAAGAATGAGATACCGCTATCAGTTCCCAGTTCCTCATATTTGATTGTTTCGTTTTCATACAGCCCAGGATACTGATTCAGCAGAGCTTTCATGGCTTCTGTCAGAATCTCATATCCCTCTGCGTCCTTGCCGATCGGTTTATCCGCCATATTGCATCCTACTTTCCTAATATTTCAAAATGTGGTATCAGTGTATACGGTCCGCCCACACTGGTGATTTTAAATACATTGTCCTTGTTCTGGTTCATGTATTGATAAAATCCGCTCCGATAATCACTGTCAATTATCATTCCACTAGTCCACTCACCCTCCCAGAAGAACGATTCATCCGAGAATGTGATAGTGTCTTCCAGAGCGTTGTTAATTTGTCTTTTCCACTCTTTAGGCGGCACCCATGGAAGAATCTTGCCATTCTTGTCAGCAATGGTTATATCGCCGTTCTGGACAGTATAATGGATGTGTAACTGTGCGTTGTCAGTTGCGTCTGGCCCGTACTTTTTAAGGATTGCCCCTTTGTCGGTAATAAGGTCAACGCCGGATAAAACATGAGGATACCAGTACGCATCTCCAGTTGTGGCACTTTCGTAATAGTTGAAAAGTGTAATTTTAGACGAATACATGATATCCTCTCCTTAATTATTCTTTCTGCACTGTCTGCTTAATAACCTGATTCACACCAGTGGCCGACAATCCATTAAACATACCGACTGCAACCGCCGTGATATAATCCGTTGCCGGAAAATCCGGGATAATTCCCATTCCGACCGCTCCGAGAATCCCACCAGTAACTGCCATAATTACTGGAATCCATTCATCAGAGATTCTTTTTGATGCTTTGCAGCCCATTCCTACGATGTAGCAAATCATAACGATTGCTATACATGAGCCTAATGTTGAAATGTCCATATAATCACTCCTTATGCTCCAAAATTCAGAGAAAAAGGCTCTCGTAAAGCCTTATATATTTCTCTTTCAATATCATCTTTATATGCCGTTGTAAGAACACCGCCGACATTTATAGTCATTGTTTCTCTCGAATTCGGTCGTGATGCTTTTTCTGCGATGCTTGCATCTAAATAGGCTACTCCAACATTTTTACCGTTCCAACACTGCTCTTTGTTTGAACAACTTTCACAGTCTTTACGCATATCTGAATAAGCCTTTTTATTGCAAATCATACTCACACCCCCGCATATAAAATTGGTATTCCATCATCCGTCCTTACTCCCATCAGAAGCGGTAAAGCTGTCTTAAGAAGTAAGTCGTTCGTTTTCTGTACGTCCCCGGCGGCAGCATACACAGCACTCCATTCCTTTGCACTTGCTCCGATCTGCTGAGGAGTTGCGTAGGAAATGGATTCACTGCCAGAAGATACAGACGTTACAATGCCTGTAGTGCTACCACCGGACCCGATTGTGGTTGATGCTCCACTAGCGGCGGCATTGGTAGCATTTTTTTCAGCAAGCTCAATCTGATACATTAATTCAGCCAATGAACAGACCGCCTTTTTGATGCGCTTCTGTGCGCGTTCATTTTCCGGCAGCCCATCCACCAGTCGGTCAAATGTCATTGTGTCCACGAAATCACTGGCTCTTTCTGCCAGTCGTGGAAAGTCGGTTTCTGGCACGACATTGCCGAATGATTCTGTATAGAATTTATAATCTG